CCGCCTGGCCCAGCACCCAGAACCGCGCCAACGCCGTGCTGGTCACCTTCACCGCCGGCTATGGCGCCAACGCCGCAGCGGTGCCGCAAGGCATCCTGCATTGGATTTTGCTGGTCACCGCCACGCTGTATGAAAACCGCGAAATGGTGGCCATCCTGTCGCGCGGCAAGGCCGAGCAGCTGCCCTACGTGGCCAGCCTGCTCAGCAACCACCGCGTGACGCTGTACGCGCCCCCTGCGTACTGGGCCTGACCATGCGCATCGGGGACTTGCGCCGGCGCGTCAACATCCAGACGCGCAGCAGCGGCATCGACAGCTACGGCCAGCAGCAGACCACCTGGGCCGACCTGCTCACCAGCGTGCCGGCCGACATCCAAAGCCTCAGCGGCCGCGAGCTGCTGGCCGCCCAGGCCGTGAACACCGAGATCACCCACACCGTAGTGCTGCGCTACCACGCCAGCCTGGCTGACCCGGTAGCGGTGGCCGCCATGCGCTGTGTGTACGTCAACGCTGGCGTCACCCGGCTTTTCAACGTCGCCTCGGCCATCAACGTGGACGAACGCAACCGAACCATCGAACTGTGGGCCGGCGAAGGCCTGAACCAGGGGTAACACCACATGACGCAACAGCTTGTCTACGCCGGCGCCGCCGAGCCCTACTTTGAAGTAGCCGTCACCGGGCGCCAACGCAGCTGGTATCGCAACCAGGTGCAGGACGTGCCTGACGCCACCGCGCTGCTGCTGCTGGGCGCGGGCGCTGGTTTCTCGGTCTACTTGGGCGGGCCGCTGAGCAGCAGCGACACCGCTGCTGTGAAAGGCTTGGTGTCAAGGGCTGGGAATCAGCTTCTGACGGGAGCTGCCACTGGCGCGACAACCGGCTGGATCGGCGCCCTCGGCTCGCCCGAACGGTTTGCGGTGCAGCCCACCGGCATCAGCGGTACGGCGAGCATCACCATCGACGCCAGCGCAGACGGCGCGACTGCTGCTGTGACGCTGGGCGTGCTGTCCCTGACCAGCGCCGACAACGGGAAATCGAACTACACGCCCCCGCTGAGTGTGGGCTACCCCTATGTGCGTCTGACCGTCACCGCTGACGGTGGCGGCACCCACAACATCGTCACCGGAGCCTGACATGCCGACTTGGACACCTTCCACCGCCGCCGTCTCTCCGCAACCCGTCAGCCAGCTCACCGGCACCGGTACGCAGGTTGTCACATCCAACCTGTTTCAAGCCGGCCCCTACGGCAACGTGTTTCCATGCAACGGCGACGCTATCCAAGTGCGTGTTGCAAAAATCGGCACGCCCACTTCTGACTGCACCATTGAAATCTGGTTCGCCATTGACGATGCAGCCACGCAGTTCGGCAACGCATTGACGCTGACCAATGCCCAGATCAACGGCAGCAGCGCCAGCGGCGGTTTCAGCGCCCGCGTCCCAACTGCGGGCAAATTCTGGCGGGCCTACCTCAACGCCGGCACTATGACGGGCGGCAACGGTTTCGCACTGTCTGGGCGGGCCTGATCCGTGGCAGTCATCGGCCTGACGGTCAGCAATGGCCGTTTGTACCTCAACGGGCAGCGGTTCCGAGGCGTCGGCCTGAACTGGGGCGGCGCCGTGGTGCGCATCTATTCCCAGGTCAGCACCACCGCCTGCGCCTACACGCCCAGCGCCGAGCAGGACGCGTTCATCGCCTATGCGCAAAGCATCGGCGCCAAGTGCGTGCGCATCAAGGCCATGCCGTTCTATCCTGCGCAGTGGACGTACGGCCCGCAGCAAGGCAAAGCCTGGAACGTTGCAACCGGCACCGACCGGGCCACGCACTATGCTTATCTGGATTCGTTCCTGGCGAAGCTGAAAGCTGCCGGCATGGGCGCCATCCTGTGCATGTTCTTCCGCTGGCCGACCGTGCCTGATCTGGTGGGCGACAACTGCCGGCAGTGGCTGGTCGGCGGCAGCAACACCCGCACTTACGCGACGACGATCACGCAGGAAATGGTGACGCGCTACACGGGCGGCACGCGCAGCGATCTGGCTGAGGCTGTGTGGGGGTGGGAATACAGCAACGAACTCAACCATGTCAACGACTACGGCGGCACGCCCAGCGCGAACGGCATGTGGGCGCCACAGACCAGCTACGGCACCGCCACCGGCGCGGCTTATGACACGGCCAACGCCTCGGTGCTCAAATCGACAGGCACTTACGAGCCCAGCGAGTTGCAGACCGTATTGACATGGTGGGACGGCGTTGTCTCAGCCATCGACCCAAACCGGTTGCGCCTGAGTGGGAACGGCCCGAATGCCTACTGGCAGCCGGGCGGTGCGGGCGGCATTGTGCAACCGCTCAACGCCTGGGCCGATCAACAGGTGCGCGACAACCCGCACAACGGGGTGTGCGTGCATTGGTACGGCGGCCTCGGTTACGCGAGCTTCAACAATCGCGGCTTCGGCGCTTGCCTGACGGCGGGCCGCACCGCTGCACAGGCCCGGGGCCGAGCCTTCGTGGTCGGAGAGTATGGCAACCAGCCCCGCAGCATCAGCGGCTTGTCGGTGAGCGCTGGCGTGGCGACGATGAGCGTAGGCACCAACTGGGCCAGCGAGGTAGGCGACGTGATGCGCGTCGTCAACAGCGGCGGCTATGACGGCGACTACACCATCACCGCGCTGCCCGGCGGCCAGAATGCGGCGGCCACCCTGCGCGCCCCTGCCGGCACACCGAACGGCAGCACCAGCACCGGCAAGGTTCAGCATCTGGTGAGCCAGTTTGAACGCATGACCAATGACATTGTTTCGGCTCAGGTCGATCTGGCGATGGTGTGGTGCTACGAGTCAGATCCGCTGATTGAGATCGGCCAGAGCGTCACGCACTCTTGCAACGCCTGGGAAGCAGGCGTCATCAGCGCTGCAAACACCCGGCTTGCTGTGGCGGCGTGGTAATTTCCCATCCCCTGCCGGTGGTGCTGCCTATGACCCGCTGCTGTCCTTCGGGGGCTTCGCCCGCTCCAGCGCGGCCCGCGCCCAGGCCTGGCCGTAGCGGTCGATCTTCTGCTTCAGGGCTTTGGTGAGGCGCAAGGTGACACGCTCGTCCAAGGCGGTTTCAGGCGGCGCAGGCGGCCGACCCCGGGGGCGTTTCGGTTCTTCCATGCCGGTAGTTTACGGCAGACAAAAAAGGGTTGCAAAAGCGTATTTGATGGCAGACAATAAAGCCACTGACAAACGCAACGGAGCAAGCAGCATGGAAGCCACCTACAAGCGATTCACGGTCCGCGGCATCAGCGACAAGAGCGAGTGCGATGTGTGCGGCAAGACCAACCTGAAACTGACCATCGTGATTGAGTCCGAAGCCGGCGACCTGCTGCACTACGGCTCTGACTGCGCCGCCCGCACCCTGCGCCAGGACTACATGGGCAAGCGCCACGCCATCAGCCGCGAAGCTGCCATCAGCATGGGCCGGAGCGCGAAGCGGGGCGAAGGCTTTGCCCGGCTGTCTCAGCGGGTGGCGGCATGATTGAACTTCCGGCTCCGCGCACCTACGGCATGACCTACGCCTGCCAGGACGGCGTAGTCGAGCCGCCTCATGTGCTCTTGGCGCACCCCGACCGCGAATGCATGGAGCGCGAGGCTGCTGGCGGCTTCGGCCATGTCGTGCCGCTGTACGACGCAGATCAGGTGCGCGCCCACGTTGCCGCAGTGCGGCGCCAGACCCTGAAGGATGCTGCCCAGGCCGCTGGCCCCGAGGACTCCTACCAAGACGAGTGGTTCAAAGCCAAGGCCGACGCGGTGCGCCGCATCCTGGCGCTGCCTGGCGCCTGATTCCAAGCCCCCAGAGGTGGTGATCCACATGCCTTGGCAGCCCAACTCTCCCAACACCTGGCGCCTCGGCGCCAAGATCGTGAGCAGACCCATGACCACACTCGCACACCACCAGCGCGTCGTTGATGAGCAGACCGACCTGGACGCCAAGCGCGAGAAGCTGACCGCGTTCTACTCATCGTCGGTCTTCCACGGACTGCCTGAGTCGGATCAGTCGCTGCTGCTCAAGCAGGGTGTCGCCATGCGGGCGTACTCAGAAATTCTGGGTGAGCGCATCAAGGCGTTCACGTCCTGATTCCCAGCCCCCAGAGGTGACACATGCCCGCAAAAATCACGATTGACTTGGACGGTGATGTGCACACGCACATTGCAAACACTGGCGGCGGCCCGGACTACGCCACGGTCTGCGGCCTGGCTCTCGACGGCGACGCATATTCAGGTGCTGAAGTTCGTACGCCGCGCGGCGCGAAAATCACATGCTCTGCGTGCCACCGGGCCTGGCTCTGCTGTCTCGGCTTGCTCGCTAAGCACTTTGACGTGCCGGACTGATTCCCGTACTTCAGAGGTGCTGCTGCCGGCAGACCAACTCCAAGGACAACCCGTGATTGACCCCGCTCTGATCTTCATGGCCGTGGCCGCCGCTGTGCTCGGCAGCTTGCTGTCCGGGTGCGACGTTGAGGCCAAGCCTGTCTCGCCGCAGCAGTATGAGCAGGCCAAAGCTGACTGCGCGCCGCACGGCGGCCTGGTTAGCGCGGAGTGGGTACACGTCATGCTGCGGCCGAACCGGGTGGATGCGGTCTGCCAAGACGGCCTGCGGGTTGCCCGCAAGGACTGACCATGCCCTACCCCTGCAGTTCCTGCAACCGCGACGAAGGCTCGCCGATCTGCCTGGGCGATGAGCGGTGCCAGCGCGGCCCCGCGCCGCAGCGAGTGCCTGATGGCGTGGCGCGGTTGAAGGTAAAGCTGATCGCCGAACCTGATTTCGCCAAGGCGTTGCTGCCCAACTTGACGCATGAGCAAGTCAAGGCGGCGCTGCGGCCCCGGCCTGCCTGATCCCAGCCCCCCAGAGGTAATGCTCGAAATGCTCCGCCGCTTGATTGATCTGCTGACCCTGCCGCGCCGGCATGCCGATCTGCTGCGCGCCTACAGCGCGCTGTGGCTGGCCGTGCGCGCTGACCAGATCGGCCGGCGCAAGCGCGACGAAGACGCAGCTCGTGCCGCACGCCACCACCCGCGCGGCTATGAAGACACCGCCCCCATGCACCCGCGCCGCGCCCGGGCTGATGCTGACCTGCTGCACTGACCCATGACCAACCTCGTCCAAGACGTCCAAGCCCTGCTCGCTGCGCTGGCCCCGGCCGGCGGCGTGCACTACGGCATCAATGAGGGCGCGCCGGTCTACCCCTACATCGTGTGGCTGCGCGTCGCAAGCACGCCCAACGTGAGCCTGCGCGGTCCCAGCGCGCTGCAAAACACCCGGCTGCAGATCGACATCTACAGCCGCCAGGTCAGCGAGCTGGTGGCCATTGATGCGGCCGTTGAAGCCGCCTTTGCCGCCTGGTCAGTGCAAAACGCGCCGTTGCTCGAATTTGACGTGGTCGACCCCGACACCCGCGCTTACCGCCGCGTCAAAGAATTCTCTGTCTGGGCCACCAACTAGGCCGGCCGCCACCGCACCAGCACCCCGGCCAGCACTGGCCGCTTCGTCACCCCGCCCGCAGCTTGCGGGCTTTTTTTCGCCTGGAGATTCCCCATGCCCAACAGCACCGCCATCAGCGCCCAGAACTCGGGCTTCTACCTCGAAGGCACCGCCGGCAGCGCGGTCACCATCACCGCCATCACCAAGGCCGCCTCAGCCGTGGTCACCGGCACCAACACCCTGGCCGTGGGTGATGTGTTTGAGTTCGGCGTCGTCACCGGCATGCCTGAAATCTTCGGCCTGCTCGGCGTCGTCACCGTGGCCAGTGGCACCGGCTTCACCGTCAACATCGACAGCAGCAATTACGCCGCCGTCGGCACCGCCGGCACCGGCGCGCCCAAGACCTGGACTGAGATCGGCAACGTCAAAACCTACAGCGGCTTCAGCGGCAGCGCCAGTGAGCTGGACAAAACCAACATGCGCAGCGGCGCCATGGAATACGCCGCCGGCCTGCAAGACTTCGGCACCTTCAGCCTCACCATCGACGTCGACAACACCGACGCCGGCCAGCTCGCCCTGCGTGCCGCCAAAACCACCGCCGCCACCAAGGCGTTCAAACTGGTGCTGCCCAACGGCAAGCTGCGCGTGTTCAAGCAGTTCTGCAAGAAGTTCGATGAGTCGGGCGGCGTCAACGCCATCGTCAAAGCCTCGGTCGACCTGCGCATCACCGGCGTCGTCAACTACGCC